CTGATGTGTACATGAGCGATTTCGGTACAATTTCTGTTGTTCCTAACCGCTTCATGACTTCTACCAACTCATGCGATGAGACAGCATTTGTGCTTGACCCCGACATGGCTGCTGTTGCTTATCTGCGTCCTTTCCAGACCAACGAGTTGGCTGTGACTGGCGACAATGAGTCTACACAGTTGTTGGCTGAGTACACCTTGGAAGTTAAAAACCAAGCTGCTCACGGCATCATTGCTGACTTGACACCTTAATCTAAGGTAACCCCGAAAAATGCCTCAGACTTAACCCTCTGGGGCATTTTCTTTTTTAATCAAACTGATAGAATTGGCATATGGAAAAGATTAGAGAAACTGCTGTTCATGCCGATGGTGAAGGTGGCATCATCATTCAAACTCGTCAGGATGTTTCTGCCATTGTTGAGCAGAATAAAAAGGAATATAACTCCTTTGATGAACGAGCAAGATGGTCTGATAATTTGTTTGGCAATAAGGTTGCGTCTATTCCATTGACTGTTATTGATGACCTTAACAAACAAGGCATCATGCGTGGTTATGCTGTGCTTGATGAAAAGCGTTTTGCTGCTTTCCTCAATGACCCAATGAATCGTGCATGGCGCACTAGAACAGGAGTGGTATGAGTTTAACTACATACTCTGACTTGCAGACCTCGATTGCCAATTATTTGGCTCGTTCTGATTTGACAAGCCAGATTCCAGATTTCATTACATTTGCTGAGAATCGACTCCGCAGAGAATTGCGTATTCGTCAGATGCTCAAGTCTGTCACAACAGCAACTGTAAGTGGTGACAATACTGTTGAATTGCCTAGCGACTTTTTGCAGGTGCGTGATTTTGTTGTGATGACAAATCCAATTCAACCACTTAGCTACTCTAGCCCATCAGCATTGTCTAATGACCCAAGAGCATCAGAAGTTGGTGTTCCCATGTCTTACACAATCCTTGCTAATGACTTCCAAGTGTCACCTGCACCTGATGGTGTTTACACAGTAAGACTTTTGTACTTTGCTGCGCCAGCATACTTGTCTAGCAGTAATACATCTAATGTGTTCCTGACAACAGCACCAGATGCTTTGCTTTATGCTTCTTTGATTGAAGCAGAGCCTTATTTGATGAATGATGTGCGAATCAATACATGGGGAACTATGTATGACAGAGCCATTTCCTCTCTCACAAAGTCTGATGAAGAAGGCCAATACTCTGGCGTTCCATTGGCAATGAAACTAACTCCAAGGTGATACTATGGCAGAAATGAGCAATTATCTGGAAAATGCCCTGATTAACGGCACTCTCCGAGCAACAACATACACAGCACCAACAACTGTGTATTTGGCTTTGTACACATCTGACCCAACAGACGCTGACACAGGTACAGAAGTATCTGGAACATCGTATGCTCGTCAGTCAATTACATTTGGTTCGCCTAGCAATGGTGCTACTACCAACTCTGCTGCTATCGAGTTTCCTCAAGCTGGTGGCTCATGGGGAACAGTAGCGTACATTGGTATTCGTGACGCTTTGACAGCAGGAAACTTGCTGTATCACTCTCCACTAGATGCTTCTAAAACAATTGCAACAGGCGATGTATTCCGTGTTGCTGCTGGTTCATTGAGCGTTACTTTGGCGTGAGATGGCTGATTTACTGCCTCCGTGGACGATTGACTCGCTAGACAATTTAAAGTCTAGCATTGATGACTTAACACTCACACTCGATAGTCCACTTTACGAAACATCAGTAACCCTGTGGGATGCTTATGCGTCTGTGACTGCTTCTGCAAGCGTTACAGCAGAAGGTATAAGGGTTCAGCTTGGTAGTGCGGCAGTAAATGGTACAGCGACTGTTACGGCAGACGCTACAAGGGTTCAGTACGCAAGTGCAAGCATTGAATGTTCTGCTTCAGTTTCTTGTGCAGGGACTAGAGTACAGAACGCAACGATTGGTATTGATGCAGTAGCAATTGTTGTCTGTGATGCTATTCGTGTTCAGTTTGCAAGTGCAAGCATAACAGCAGGTGCTGATGTAACGGCAGATGCTACTGTCATTCAGGGCGGTATAGCTTCAATTGTTTGCACAGCAACTGTAACTGCTGATGGTCATGTACTTGGTGATAATTGGTCACCAGTACCAGAGGATGAGAATACATGGACTCCAGTAAGTGTCAATGACAACACTTGGACTGATGTTTCGATGAATGACAATACATGGACACCAGTTGCTGCTAATGACAACGATTGGACAATTCAGTCGCAAGGAAGTAACACATGGCTACGACAAAATTAACTTTTGGTGAGTGGATGCCTGACCAACCTAGCGTTTCAGGTGCTTTGACTGATGCTAAGAATGTGGTTTCTCAGGCTATCGGGTACGGCCCATTCCCCACTCCAGAGCGATTCTCATCAAGTGCAGCAGCAGAGAACTTAACTTCTCTCTACGCTGCCAAGCAACCCAATGGAAACACAACTTTGTTTGCTGCTGGCTCTAGCAAGATTTATACAGTAAGTGGCGTAGGTGCTATTACTGAAGTCAAGAGTGGCATGACAACAGGCACAGACGATAAGGTTCGCTTTACTCAGTTTGGCAAGACTGTCATTTCTGCAAACAACTCTCAAAAGTTGCAAGCATGGACTCTTGGAAGTTCTACATCATTTGCTGACTTGGCTGGTAATGCGCCTATTGCAAAGTACATTACAGTAGTTCGTGACTTTGTGGTTGTGGCTAATACTTACGAATCATCTGCTCAACAGCAATACAGGGTTCGCTGGTCTGCTATCAACAATGAAACAGACTGGACTGAGGATGTAACCACTCAATCAGACTATCAAGATATTCCTGATGGTGGACAGATTGTAGGAATCCGTGGTGGAGAATTTGGTTTGGTTTTCTTGGAGAGAGCCATTCACCGCATGAGTTATGTTGGCACTCCGTTCATTTTCCAGTTTGACAATATCTCTCGTAATAAGGGATGTATGGCTGCTGGCTCTATTGCTCAGTACCAAGGCATTACATTCTTCTTGTCAGACGATGGTTTCTATATGTGTGATGGACAAAATGTCACACCTATTGGCGCAGAGAAGGTTGACCGATTCTTCATTGAAGACGCTTCCGATTCTGACTATGGAACAATGTCTGCTGCTGTTGACCCAATCCGCAAGTTAGTAATCTGGAATTACAAGTCTGTTAATGGAACTCGTAATCTACTGATTTACAACTTTAAAACACAGAAGTGGACTTACGCAGACGCAAATACAGATTACTTGGCAGAAGCCTCTACATCGTCTGTAACCCTTGAGCAACTTGATAGCATCTCAAACTCTATTGATGCTTTGACTTCCTCTTTGGATTCTCGTCTGTATGTAGGCGGTAAGTATTTCTTAGGCGGTACTTCTGGTGCTTATGTAATGACTTACACAGGTGCTAACCTAACTGGCTACATTTCTACAGGTGACTTAGACATTGGTGCTAACTCAGTAGTAACCCTAGCTAGACCTATTATTGACAATGGTTCTGCAACTGTGGCTATTGCTTCTCGTACTTTGCTAGACCAAGGTGTGAACTATGGAACAGCTATTGCAGCTAGTTCTGAGAATCGTGTGCCACTCAGAAGTGCAGGTAGATACCACAGGCTAAGAGTTACTCCAACAGGTGCTGACTGGAAGAACGCTGTTTCTGTGGATGTGGATGTAACACCGCAGGGAGTTCGCTGATGTTTAGAAGCCTACCTGCTTTCGGTGGTGACCAGCGAGCCGTGGCAGAGGTGGTTCGTGGCATCATGGATGGCAAGACCAATAACACAGGCACGATTACTCTGGCTACTGGTGGTGCTACATCTACCACTTTGACAGACCGAAGGATAGGCCCAGATAGCGTAATCCTATTTGCGCCAGCCTCTGCTGCTGCTTTTGCTGATTCTGCGCCTTATGGTGCGTTCCAAGATGGAACAGACCAAACTGTAGCTAATACAACGACTGCATATCCTATTACTTTTGATACAACAGACTTCTCCAATGGAGTTACTTTATCAAACAGTTCTAGGTTAAATGTAAAAGTTGCAGGTATGTATAACATACAGTTTTCTGTTCAACTAAAAAACACAACAAATGACTCGCAAGATGTGGACATTTGGTTTAGAAAGAATGGGACAGATATAGCTGCATCAAATAGCAAATTTGGTTTAGCACCAAGAAAAACATCTGGTGACCCATTTCACTTAATTGGGGCAATGAACTTTTACGCAGATTTGGCAGCCAATGACTATATTCAGTTGATGTGGAGAGCATCAGATACAGGTGCAATGATTGAACACTACGCTGCTGGAACAAGTCCTACAAGACCAACTACGCCATCTGTAATAGCGACTGTTAACTTAGTGTCACTTGCTGCCTCGACAAACATCTATACCAGTTCTCAAGGACAAGGTACGGCAACGATTACCCATTTTGCAAATTCAACGGCTAATAAGACGTATAGATATGCAATTATTGGTTGATTTTAATAATTTATGTATAATGGATTCTGTGGATGACCCATCTTGGAATCCGAACTTTTAGGAGTAAAAGATGGCTACTACTACCACATCTCAAATTGACCCAACAATCCAACCTTATCTAGGTTATGGATTGCAACAAGCACAGCAGTTGTATCAGGGCGGTGGCCCTCAGTACTATGGTGGCCCTACATTTGTAAGTCCTACCACTACTACTCAGACAGGTTTACAGGCTCTTGAGGCTCGTGCTTCTTTGGGTAACCCATTACTCCAGTCTGCTCAGAATCAACTCCAGAACACAGTTTCTGGTGGTTTCTTGGGTGGCAATCCATTCTTTCAGGGTGCATTTGCCCCTGCTGCACAAGCTGCTGAAACTCAATTCAAGTCAACTCTAGGTGACATTGCATCTAAATCAAGCATGGCAGGACGCTATGGCTCTGGTGCTATGGGTTCTTTGCAGGACAGAGCAACTGGTGCGTTTGGTCAACAGTTGGCTAATACTGCTGGTCAGTTGGCATACCAGAATTATGCAGATGAGCGTAATCGTCAGCAACAAGCTACATTGGCTGCCCCTGCAATGACTTCTGCTGACTATCAAGACATTCAGAATATGTTGCAAGCTGGTCAGATTCGTGAAGGTTACCAAGGTCAGCAAATGCAAGCTGACATGGCTAAATTCAACTTCTTGCAAAACCAACCACAACAGAACTTGCAGAACTATCTGTCATTGGTCTATGGTAACCCACTAGGACGAGTTGGTCAGCAAACATCTAGCGGTACTACTGACACATCTACATTGCAGAATGTTCTTGGTTTGGCTGCTGTTGGTGGTGGCTTGTACAAGAATTTAGGTGGCTCTGAAGGTATTGGTAATTTGTGGAATAGTGCATCTAATTGGTTAAGTGGTGGAGTTTAAATCATGGCTGGACTATTAGACATTTTCGGTACAGGCGGTGCAGACACAATGGGTCTGCTAGGTATGTCACCTGCTGACATTGCTCGTAATCGTGACGATGCACAAGCACAAGCCTTGTATGCCCTAGCAGGACGTTTGTTCCAAGGTGGCAACACAGGTGCTTCTATTGCTGAAGGTTTACAGCGTGGTCAGCAAGCCTATCGTGGTGGTATGCAAGAAGCCTTGCAAGGTCAATTGCAGAATGTCCAGTTGCAAGACATGATTCGTAAGCGTCAGCAAGAGCAAGCAGCATTGGCTGAACAACAACGAATTCAAGGCGTTATCCAAGGTGCTGTAACCAAGCCACAAGAGATTTATGGCGAAGACATGATGGGTAATCGAGTAGGTGAAGGCATGACTGCACCTACCTTTGATTTGCAACGAGCCGTTCCTCAATTAATGGGAACAGCAGAAGGACGCAAGACTTTATCTGAGTTGGTTGCTGCTCAAAAGGCAATGCGCCCAGAAGGTTATACGCTTGGCGAAGGTCAAGTTCGTTACGAGATTGGTGCTGATGGTAAGCCTATGGCTGTGGCTCAAGGCGCACCAAAGCGTGAGCCAGTACCAAGTGCTATTGCTGAGTACAAGTTTGCTCAAGAGCAAGGCTATAAAGGTTCTTTCCAAGACTTTGAAATTGCTAAAAGGGCTGCTGCTGCACCTAAGTTAGCTGTAGATTTGAAAGACCCAACAGCAGTAGCAAAAGCACAATCTGATGTTTTGAAAGATTGGCGTGGCGTAGTTAAAGATACTGGTGCAATGGAAGTTGCTGACAGATTTAAGGCTGCCAAGGCTGCTGTAATAGAAGGTAACTCAGGTAACAAGGCTGCTGATGGCGCATTGATTTACGCCATTGGTAAGATTTATGACCCATCTGGTGCTGTTCAAGAAGGTGATAAGCAAACTATTCTTGGCAATCGTTCTATTCCTCAGTCTATTAAGGCTTATGCTGAACGAGCATTGAATGGTCAATCATTGCTTCCTGAAGAACGAACAGGATTGCTTGCAGTAGCTTCTAAAGTTGTTGAATCAAAGGCTCGTAACCTAGAGGCTCAGAAAGCCCCTTACACAAGCATTTCTCAGCAATTAGGTGGTAATGGTACATTGTTGTTAAACCCTCTTGCAGACGCATTAGTTGCACCAGTTGAAAGACCAACAGGTATGCCATCTTTGGCTGACATTCAAGCTGAGATTGCTCGTAGAAAGAAACCATAATGGACTTAACCAAACTGTCAGATGATGATTTGATGGCATTGCAGTCAGGCGACTTGTCAAAAGTCTCTGATGCAGGTTTGGCTGTTCTTAGCGGTGCTGAAACACCAAAGCCAACTAAGAGAATGACAAGAGAAGAAGCAATCAAAGAGATTACTACTTCTCCTCGTCCAGAGCAAATGCAACTTGGAAGTGCTAGTGATTTTGGCAGACAATTGGGTTTGACAGGACGAGCAGCATTAACTGGTGCTTTGTCTATCCCTACAATGGGTGCTGATGCTCTGACAGGGCTTATCAATCTATTGGCTGGAAGACAGGTTATGCAACCTACTAGCCAAGGCTTACAGAACTTGATGACGCAAGCAGGTGTGCCTACTCCTAGAACTCCACAAGAGCGTGTCGTTCAAGATGTGACAAGTGCAGGTTTTGGTGTGGCTGGCCCTGCATCTTTGGCTAGAAACTTACCTGCACCAGTACAAGAATTCTTCACTAAGAGTTTAGGAACTCAGGGTGCTGCTGCTACGGCAGGTGCATTGGCATCTGGTGCTGCTCGTGAGAGTGATGTTGGCCCTGTTGGTCAAACGCTTGGTGCTTTGATGGGTTCTATTAGCGCAGGTGGTGCTGTAGGTGCTGCACCTATTGTTGCTAGAACTTCTAAAGAGATTGTTCGTCCATTTACCCAAGCAGGGCGTGAAGTTATCACAGGCAATGTATTGCGTAACTTGGCTGCTGATGCTGAACAAGCAATCAAGTCTGGTGAAACTTATGTTCCTAAGATTGGTGGCTATACACCGACTACTGCACAAGCCACTCGTGATATTGGCTTGATTAACGCTGAAACTGCTATCAAAGGTTTGGATGTAACTGGTGGGCGTTTTGCTACTCAGGCTTTAGAAGCTAACCAAGCACAGATGGCTATTTTGAATCGTCTTGCTAAAGATGATGATGCACTAACAGCAGCTATTAAAAAGCGTGAAGAAGTAACTGCGCCATTGCGTGAAGGTGCATTTGCTAACTCTACTGTTGACCCTGACACATTCCAGTCTGCTATTGCATTGACAGTTAATAAGACTATTGATGACATTCTTGCTTCACCAGTTGGTAAGCGTCAGACTGTTATGTCTGTTCTGAATAATGCAAAAGACGATATTGCTCGTGCTGCCTCTCCTGCTGAACTGTATGAGATTCGTAAAGATTTAAGGGCTGCTGCTCAAGGTTTGTTAGACAAGTCTGCAAGCAATGGCCCAACAGCAGGTGCATATCGAGCAGCTAAACCACAACTTGAAGCTGTTATTCGTTCTGTAGATGATGCTATTGAGGCAGGTGCTACTGGCTACAAAGATTATTTGGCTAAGTATGCTGCTTCTAGTAAAGGAATTGAGCGTCTTGAAGCTGCACAACAGTTTAAAGGCAAGGTTCTTTCAACCACTCCTGACCCATCACGAGCCAATGACTATCTGATTTCACAGCCTAAGTTCTTAAATGCTATTCGTTCTGCTGAGAAAGAAACTAAGTTGTCTAACACTCAGTTGGCTGTTTTGAAGAAAGTTGCTGAAGACTTGGATAGTGGTGTTCTACCAAGAGCAACTAAGGCAGCAGGGTCTGATACATTTAAGAACATGAGTACAGCTAATGTGATTGGTGGAATGATTGGCAAACAGATGTTTGGTGATGTTCCTCCTGTTTTGCAAAAGGTTTCTGCACCAATGAACTGGCTGTATAACGGAACAGACGATGCTATTCGTGAGTTGTTGGTTAACGCAATGCTAGACCCTAAACTTGCAGCTAATCTGATGAAAAAAGCATCAGTTATGACAGTAGAGCCTCTTAACAGAGAATTACAGCGTAAGGCACTTGCTTTGGGTTATGGTGCTGCATTTGGATTAACGGAGTAAAACATGGCAAAGACGAAAATCTCGGAGTGGAGTGCAACTCCATCAAACAACACAGACATTGATGGTATCAATATCGCAGAGGGCTGTGCGCCATCTGGCATTAACGATGCTATCCGTGAGATGATGAGCCAGATTAAAGACTGGCAAGCAGGTACATCTGGCGACTACACAGCAGTTTCTGCTGGTGGTACAGGTGTAGGCACTCTGACAGGCATTGTTAAAGGTAATGGTACTTCAGCGTTTAGTGCTGCTACAGCAGGTACTGACTATGTGACCCCAACAGGCACAGAGACTCTGACAAACAAGACTTTAACAAGTCCTACTTTGACTGCACCTGTGTTGGGTACTCCTGCTAGTGGTACTCTAACAAATGCTACAGGTCTTCCTATCTCTACTGGCGTATCAGGTCTAGGTACTGGCGTAGCTACTTTTTTAGCAACTCCTAGTTCAGCAAATTTGCGTTCTGCCTTAACAGATGAAACTGGAACAGGCTCTGCTGTTTTTGCAACAAGTCCAACATTAGTTACACCAGTTTTGGGAACACCAACATCGGTGACTTTGACCAATGCGACTGGTCTGCCTTTAAGCACAGGCGTTACAGGAAACCTACCAGTTGCAAACCTTAATTCAGGAACTGGCGCAACATCTAGCACATTCTGGCGTGGTGATGGCACTTGGGCTGCTGCTGGTGGTGGCTCTGCTGCTACGCCTACTGCATTGGGTACTGTGTATGGCAAAACAGATACAGGCTCAATTACTTTTTTAGGTTATCAAGCTGGTAACGCATCTTCAAGTGCTGCACACAATGTTGCAGTTGGTGCTAGTGCTATGGCGGCAATTACAACTGGCTCAAGAAATATTGTTCTTGGTAGTTATGCGGCAGCGGCTTTGACAACTGGTGAAGGAAACATTGTTCTTGGAACTTTTGGTGTTGGTTCTGGAACAAACACTTTTTCTGCAAACACAAGCGGAAACAACAACATTGCGATTGGTGGAGAATCATTAAATTCCAACACAACTGTTAATAACAATATTGCAATTGGATATAGAGCATTAAGCGCAAATACGACAGGAACACCAAATTTAGCAGTTGGTATATCTGCATTGCAAGCCAATACTACTGGAGCAAATAATGTTGCGCTTGGCGATAACACATTACGTTCCAACACCACAGCATCTAACAACACTGCTGTAGGTTTTCAGGCGGGTTACACAAATGTCACAGGAACTTCGTTAACTGCTGTTGGTTATCAGGCTTTGTACGCAAACACAGGGTCAGATAGCACTGCGGTTGGTTACAGAGCTTTGTATTCAAACACGACTGGAACAAATGTTGCGGTTGGTCAGGGTTGTTTATTTACTAACACGACAGGCACAACCAATGTAGCGATTGCTCCATACAGTGCGCTATATTACAACACCACAGGAAGTCAGAACAACGCTGTTGGTCATCAAGCACTTCAAAACAATACTACGGCTTCGTATAACAACGCATTTGGATACCGCGCCCTTTATACAAATACAACTGGCGCTAGCAATAGCGCGTTTGGTGATAGTGCTTTATATTCAAATACCACAGGCGCAAACAATGCTGGTTTTGGATATGGAGCGTTAGCTTTTAATACCACAGCAACGGGAGGCACTGCTGTCGGTTATCAGGCTGGATATGGAATTACTACTGGCGGTGGAAATACCTGCATTGGACAGAATGCAGCAAATTACTCGGGTAGTGGCGGTGCTGTTCTCACAACTGGTTACCAAGGCACTTACATTGGAAACTATGCTTCCGCGTCTGCCGCTTCAGCGTATGGAGAAATGGTTATTTCTGCTCCAGGCAACGGAACACAACCAGTTGGTAAAGGCTCTCACACAGGCTTCATTTATTGCGGTGGGGGCGGTGTCTATCAGGGTAACAATTCATCATCTTGGTCAACCACTTCTGACCAACGCCTAAAGAAAAACATTGCTGACAACAACGATGGTTTAGACAAAATCAACTCAATTCGTGTTCGTAACTTTGAATATCGCACCGCTGAAGAAGTCACAGAGTTGCCAACTCATGCAGTCATTCAAAAGACAGGCGTGCAGTTGGGTGTGATTGCTCAAGAACTGCAAGCTGTTTTGCCTGAGTGCGTAAAGCAAGAATCCACAGGAGTTTTGACTGTAGATACTGATAATTTGACTTGGTACTTGATTAACGCTGTCAAACAATTGACTGCCCGTGTAAAACAATTGGAAGGAAACTGAAATGACTACTGAAACACTAACACCCGAACAAATTGCCAAGCACTACTCTGCTGCAATGGACTCAGTTAATCTGATTAACGCAGGGAAACCAGAAGGCATGACTGATGCTGAATGGGCTGACTGCTTGTCACGCAACAAAGAGCATTTGGTCATTATGTTGGCTAAAGACTTCTGGACAACAGAAGACCTTACACCACTACAGGCAGCCTCTGCATAAAATCATGGCAGAGCAAGTAACCCATGAGCAAATCTACGATAGGCTTCTAGCAGTAGAAGCTAAAGTAGATGACATAGATAAAAACACAAAAGACCTTGTGGATGCTATCAATGCTGCCAAGGGTGCTGTAAAGGTTCTTAACTGGATTGCTTCTATTGCTCAACCTGTCTTATGGATAGGTGGGCTAATCGTAGCTGCTGGTGCTATCTGGCAGACATGGGTTAAAAAATGAAGGATTGGCTGTTAGCTTTCACTAGCGCAGCCATTCTTTGTATAACTATAGTTTGGTGTGTCTACATAATTTTGTGGACATGGTACTTATAGAATTTTTACTAGCTGTATCTATTGAGTACAGGTGTGTCAAGTGGGCTTGGGTTGGAGATGTCTACAACAGGAAAGTCTACTGTATTGAATGGAAAAAGGTAGATAAAAAATGATAGACCCAATAAGCGCATTAAATGGTCTTCAGAGTGCCATTTCGATGGTCAAGAAGGCTAGTAAAGTAGCCAATGACATAGGCGGTCTTGCCCCGATGATTGGCAAGATGTTTGATGCCAAGAGCCAAGCTACGAAGGCTATGCTTGAAGCCAAGCGTGAGAAAAAAGGCTCAAACATGGGGACTGCTCTCCAGATTGAGATGGCTCTTGAACAAGCAAGGTCTTTTGAAGAAGAGCTCAAGATGCTGTTCATGCAGACTGGCAAGATTGATGTCTGGAACAAGATTAAGGCTCGTCAGGCAGAGATGGACAGGGATGATGCCAAAGAGATAGCATCACTAAAAGCATTGGAAAAAAAACAGAAGCAAGAGGAACAAGAGCAACTGGAGATGGCTATGCTTATTGGAGGGATAGCGTTCGTGGTTCTTCTCGTTGGTATCGGCATAAATGAGTTATTTGATTTCTGTCAAACAACTAAACGCTGTGGGCGATGAATCAGTATCAAAAAGACTTTGACTTAGCACTCCGAATCATTGTCTATGGTTTGGTTGCTCTTTGGTTTCTTGGGTTTTTGAAGTTTCTCCCTGACGATTTGGCAGACAGAGTTGTTAACCTTTTGCTTGGCAAGATTGGACTTGGCAAATGAAAATCACCACTTACCAACAAAATGCAAGGATGCTTTGGGAGTCTCACAGGGTGATACACAAGCAGAACATGGAACGTCTTGCTGAACTAAACCGACAAGCTGAGTTGCAAAAGAAAGCCTACGAAATAAAGACCAATTGGGTCAAACCTAATTCTGTGGACACAATGGCATGAGATATTTACTCTTACTACTCCTGTTAACTGGCTGTGAAGACAGATACAGATACAAGTGCCAGAATCCTGATTTCTTCCATGCTGAAGAATGTCAAAAGCCTAAGTGCTTATTTACTCAGCAATGTCCAGAATACTTAGTAGCACCAATTCTTGAGAAAAAGGTTAACGATGTCCAACAGCCAGAAGCCAAACCTAACAACTGAAGAATTTGAAGTCCGAGTTTGGGGCTTTGTGGTCATTGTGGTGACCTGCATCTTGTGCTTTATTGTTATCGCACTACTCTACTCTGTGACCTTTGTGACACAGCCAATCAAGAGCATGGCCCCGATTGACCAAGCCTACACCAAGATGCTGAACGACATTGTTCTGCTTATCGTAGGTGGTATCGGTGGTGTGATGACTAAGAGGGCGGCAGGTGCGGCTTCTAAGATGTTTAATCCTACTCCTCCTATGCAACCCATGTGTCAGCCAATGGGTTATCAAGGCGGTAGTTTTAATCAATCCTATACACCTACGCAGTCTGCGTATGGTTTGCCTAGTCAACCATTCGGTGCTATGCCAGTTTGGGAGAATCCAGAACTAGATGAATCATGGACTCCTCCTCCTCCTCCGACTACGCCTCCAGAGCATCTTGAGGATGACAATGAGCGTGAGGAAATTGCACAAGCAAGAAAAGAGGCTGACTAATGTTACCTATCCCTTGGCTAATTGTTGGTGTTTTGGTATCTCTCTTTGGTACATACCGAGTAGGGCATCACTATGGCTGGCTAGAGCGTGATAACGACATGAAAATAGCCATTGCTAAAAAGAACGATGAAGCTAGGGAGTTAGAGAAAAACATGACTTCCAAGCTGTCAGACCAAGAGACTAAACTGAGAAAGGCACAAGATGAAATTGCTAAAAAGAAGTCTGCTATGCACGAGCTTGCTAGGACTGGTAAGTTGCGCCTCCCAACCGCCAGTTGTCCACAAGCCAGCCCAAGTGCCTCCCCTGCCTCTGGAGATAGCAGACCCGAGCAACCCGATGCAAGCGAACTTGAGCGACAGACTATTGCAACTCTTATCGACATCGCAGCCGAAGGAGACAAAGCAATCACCAAACTCAACTCCTGTGTCGCAGCCTACAACGAAGTAAGGAATCTAGTAAATGGTCAATAGTGAACAACTCAAAAAGATGCACATTGGTGAGCAATGGGTTGACGCATTGAACGAGACTTTTCAGCGTTTCAATATCCTTACACCAATCCAACAAGCATCATTCATTGGTCAATGTGGTCACGAGTGTGCAAACTTTAAAGTCTTGGAAGAAAACCTAAACTATCGTGCTGAAACCCTAATGAAGCTATGGAAGTCTAGGTTTCCAACTATAGAAATAGCAAACGAATATGCTAGAAATCCTAAAAAGATTGCTAACAAAGTATACGCTTCAAGGATGGGAAACAGAGATGAATCGTCTGGAGATGGTTATCGCTTTCGTGGTCGTGGGTGTATTCAACTTACTGGTCATGCTAATTATTTTCATGCTGGTCAGGCTTGCGGTGAGGATTTTGTTATGAATCCAGACCTTGTAGCTACGCCTAAATATGCTGCTATGACTGCTGGCTGGTTCTGGAATACCCATAAGTTAAACCAGTACGCTGACAGAACAGATTTCTTGATGATGACAAAAAAGATTAACGGAGGCACGATAGGATTGGATGACCGAATCAAACATATCAATCATGCCTTGGACATATTAAATGGCTAACATACCAACTCAACAAGATGCAGAACTGTTCGCACAAAGCGTAAAAAAATGGCAACAGGTGCTGTCTCTTGGTGATTGGAGAATTGAAAAAGGCACAAAGCCAGCTAAAGGTGCAATGGCTTCTGTTGAATTTACTGATAACGCTAGATTAGCGGTTTATCGGTTAGGTGATTTTGGTGCAGAAAAGATAACACCCGAATCACTTGATAAGACTGCACTTCACGAGTTACTGCATATCTTTTTGCATGACTTGATGTGTGTAGCCACAGACCCAAAGTCCTCAGATGAGGATATTGAAATGCAAGAGCATAGGGTCATTAACTTGCTAGAAAACCTATTGACCAAGGATTCCAATGGGCGCACATAACGAAACCTGCACAGACGTTGAGTTTATCAAGCTGTGGGGTGAACTTCAATCAGCGGTAAAAATTGCAAATCATCTTGATATTGCATTAAGAGCAGTTTATCAACGCAGACGCTGGATAGAAGAAACCTACAAAATCAAGCTAGGTGCTGCTGACCATCGTGGTGCTAAATACGACTCTACCAGACAAAAATCCTACTCTCCCTTAAAGCAGATAGAACTAGGTATAGAGGACGGAATAGTCTTAGTGTTCTCTGATGCTCACTTCATTCCTAATCAGCGTTCTACAGCCTTTAAAGGGCTTCTGTGGGCTATCCAAGAGTTCAAGCCTAAAGCGGTGATATGTAATGGTGATGCTTTTGATGGTGCGTCTATATCTCGTCACGATGCTTCTGACCAGCCACAGACTTCTGTTATTCAAGAGTTAAAGGCTTGTCAGGCAATGTTGGGTGAGATTGAGGAAACAGCCAAAGCAGAGCGACACAATGTAAAGCTAATCTTTACATATGGCAATCACGATGCTCGGTTTGCTACTCGACTGGCAAACAATGCGCCTCAGTTCAAAGATGTCAAAGGCTTTAAATTACCAGACCACATTCCTGATTGGGATTTCTGTTGGGCTTGTTGGCCTACCAATGAGGTCATTGTGAAGCACCGATATAAAGGTGGTATTCATGCCACTCACAACAATACTGTGACTGCTGGTGTGTCTATCGTTACTGGACACTTGCACTCTCTGAAGGTTACGCCTTTCTCTGACTACAACGGCAACAGATATGGCGTAGATACAGGAACATTAGCTGAGACAGATGGCCCACAGTTTACTTATGGTGAGTTAAATCCATCTAATCACAGGTCAGGCTTTGCGGTGCTGACCTTTTTTAATGGTCAATTGTTATGGCCTGAGCTAGTCCACAAGTTTGATGAAAACATGGTGGAGTTTCGTGGTGAAGTTATTGATGTGAGTTTATTTTGAGTGCTTGGCTAATTATTCTCACAGGGGCAATCTACGCTTACATAGCTGGTGAGCAGCTTTGGAAAGATAACCCACACATGGCGATAGTCTATGCTGGCTACGCCTTTTCAAATGTGGGTCTTTACTTGTTGGCTAAATAGTTTCTTTAACGAACAATCCATTAGGCAAAAGCGTACCCCTACGATTCTTTATCTGGTCGTATGCAACTTCCATACAGTCTACCAGATTGATGTCTTGCAAAGCGCAGTAATTAACAAGGCAGACCATGACATCACCAACAGCGTCCACAATAGCTTCCTTGTCCTTCTTAATGGTTGCATCTGCTAGTTCTCCCATCTCTGACATTGCTTTTAGAAGCTGAACTTCTGGTGTACTGTTAGGAATAATCTTACGAGCCTCTGCCCATTGGATTATTTTTATTTCTACATTTGCGTATGACATATCTATCCTTTTGAGTTTGCAAATTCGTACCACATCACATAAAAGTCTTTCAAGAAATCAAGACCCTCACCAATCTTTACGCACCTGCCTAGCACTATCTGGAACACACTACCTACTTCTGTTTGTTCTTTGTCTGTGTTACCAATAATGACCAGTACAGTAAATTTAGGCACTTGAGCAAAAGCCTGTAGTAACAACTCTTGCCCCTTTGCCATTTTCTCATTTGGCTTTTTCCATTCACCAATTAAGAAGTGTCCTCTCCTCTCACAAATCATGTCTATGTTGCTAGGCAAGAAGTGAGGATTGCTTTGTATCAACCTAGCGAAATCTCTGAAGTCTGTATGACTAGCCAGAGAGTTTCGCATTTGATTAGGTGGGGTACTCATGTTCGTCCGCTATTTCTAGCCACTTTCCCCCGAAACTCAGAAAGGCGCATCGTCCTCAAATTCTTCTTGCTTTACCTTTTTCTTAGGCTGCACATCTGCATTTTTATTCTTGACAGACAAAGACATGAACTTAGCACCATCTTTGCTGACCTTAATCCAAGCAGATAGCCAGTAGTCTGTGCCATCTACGTTAATGCTTCCTTTGTAATCAGGAAACTTTGCATCGTCTTTGCGGTCATTCTTAAAGAGTGAGCCTCGATTTGTATTGTCGTATTCCATATTAACCTTTCGCTTTCTTAATTGCGCTTCTTACGTTACTTGGCATCAGAGTCCATAGAGCAACCTTTTGGTCAGCTTCTAAGTTCTCTTTCTCCAACCTTACCCAAGCTGCCTTGGGGTCTTTCTCACAAATAGCAATTAGTTCAACTGCTAATTCGTCAAGATACCTTAATATTTCAATAGGTAATTCATCTTTGATGCCTTGTGCTGGCGTGATGATTACAGCTTCCTTGATTGGCGCAGAAGAATCGAGAGCATCATGCTCAACGATTTCCATTGCTGTAACCCAAAGGTAGCGTCTGGTGTACGTTTCTACAGCCCCTAGGTTCTGGATAGGATGGCAGCCTTTAAGGTTAGCATCTGCCATTGGTGAAGTAATGATGATGTTAGTGCCATCTTCAGTATCTGTAATTGTAAGACTAGCTATCTCTGAATCGTAAGAGACTACTCCACATAATCCAACATCAAAAAATATCTCATTGATAGTTGGAATAAAGTCACCAAGTTCAAAGTAGCTGTAGCCAGCAAACTTGTTATGACCAGACTTCTTGAGAGGTGCGTTTTGCAACATGATTCGTGCTTGCATTAACTTCTTATGTACCATTTCATTCTTCCTTTAAATATTCTTTAATCATTTCTTCTTTGTCTTCATCGTAGAGGTCTTCAAACTCTACAAAGTGGTTTTCTGAACAGCAAGAGCCATAGGTCTTTGGTTCAGTACAGTAAACACAATACAAGCCGTGTGACAAGTCCTTGATTGCGTCTTCTCTAGTCATTGGATTCTGCCAATCTGTTTAGCAACTAACCATTTGTCGCCAAGTTTGAGAACTGACCTGACCCATTTACGTTGGTTGTACTGGTTGACTTGTTGTGGAACTAAACTGTTGTTGTACAGTTGACGAGCCTTGCGTCTGAGTTGTTCTGTTTGCATTAGCCTCTCCATGCCAACATTACACCGATACCGCCAAAGATGATGACAGCGAGTGTCCATTCAATTAACTTTTCTTTCATTTGCTTTTCCTTAAAAGTACCCTCACGATTTGTTTGGGCTGACGTTAGTATAACTCAAATCAACGAAATGTTTAAAATATTTTCACAAAGTGTTGAAATTTTACAAAATGTTGTTATGATGCAACTATGAACAAACTAACCGACAAAGAACTAATTGCCTTGCTTGGCGGGCCAACAGTCCTGTCTAAGCGATTGGGTTTCCCATCTAGTCAGAGGGTACATAACTGGATAACCAGAGGAATTCCTGCTTCAATCAAATTAGCTTACCCAAAACTTTTCTTAAACAAAAAAATCAAATGACTCAAGCACAAGTAATCAAAGCCCTGCAAAACGGCCCATTGACTTCACATGAAGTTGCTAACTTGACTGGTATGCCACAAGCCACAGTCCTGTCAACAGCCAAACAACTGCGTAGCCAAGGCAAGCTGACAACAGAGCAGGTCAAAGTAGGCAGACATTGGGTTGCTCAATACACCTTGGCTGACAATGAAATAGAAAAGCAAGACAGCAATGTAAAAATCATTTGTGGCATCAAGACCTATGGCATCTTTACAAAGGCTGAATATGCCCAGATGAAAGCGCAAGCTACTCGATTGCTTGGCAAAGATGTAAATAAAGGCATCACAAACCATCAAAGTATTTGATACAATGTTTTGAAACACGGCTAGGTGGGGGGTAGCTACCCCACCGAAAAGAGTTCCTCCCTCTCCTGCCGCAGTTTCTTTCTAGGGAGTGATTTAAAAGGTGAGTTATATGCATTACTACAAGAGAAATCTTGGCGACTATGCCAAGAAAGCTGGTCGCTTAACCATGCTTCAACACGGAGCGTACACGCTTCTTATTGATTCGTGCTACGACAGAGAAGTTTTCCCAACACTTGAGCAAGCACTTGAATGGACTTGGGCATCTACTGAAGCAGAAGTAGAAGCTGTAAAGTTTGTTTTAAGCAGGTTTTTTGTGTTGGATAAAGATGGTTGTTATGTACAGGATAGGATACTTCAAGAGTTGTTGCACTACCATAAAAACGCAGATACAAATAAACGAATCGCTGATGAAAGAGAAGCGAAGCGTAGAGAGAATCGCACGAAGCGTGAACAAATGGTAGACGAAGCGCCACCTAACCATAAACCACTAACCATAAACCATAAACCAAAGAGAGATAGCGCAACTAGCGTTGCTTGTCCTGATTCTGTTTCACAGCAGGTTTGGAATGATTGGATGACAGTTCGTAAAGAAAAGAAAGCAAAAACATTAACTGAAACTGGTTGGAGTGGTTTTGTTAAACAAGTTGAAAAAGCAGGTTGGTCACTTGAACAGGCGATTAGTCATTGTTGTTTAAAGCAATGGGTTGGCTTTGAGGCTGCTTGGGTTGCACCTAAACAAAATCCTGCCGACATTGTGAGGCTCACAGTTCCATCAAAGAATGAGCCTGACCCTGCATTGGAAAAGATTAAAGCTGATGACAAAAAGGCAGTTCCTCCATCTTTAGAAGTTTTGGCAAAGATGGCTCAATTGCGTAAGGTAAATGTATGAACAAGGAGAATTTAAATGAGTTGGCTCTTTTCGCAGGCGCTGGTGGAGGAATACTTGGTGGACATTTGCTCGGATGGCGAACAGTCTGTGCCGTTGAATGGGAGCAGCACCCAGCAAGCGTATTGTGCGCCAGACAAAATGAAGGGATTCTCCCGCCTTTCCCGATTTGGGATGACGTACAAACCTTTGACGGAAAACCTTGGCAAGGCATTGTTGATGTCGTATCTGGAGGATTCCCGTGCCAGGACATATCAGTTGCGGGCAAAGGTGATGGACTTGACGGAGAGCGAAGTGGGATGTGGAGAGAAATGGCACGCATCATTCACGAAGTACAGCCCCGATTCGTGTTCGTGGAAAACTCACCAATGCTTACTTCTCGGGGACTTGGAAGAGTTCTCGGAGACTTGGCCTCAATGGGGTTTAATGCGAGATGGGGAGTGTTGGGAGCAGCAGACGTTGGAGCAAACCATCAGAGGGACAGAATCTGGATTGTCGGAAAAATGGCCAACACCAAGAAGTTGTTCAGCAATGGCATCAACGATAACTCCAGAATCAGCTTGGAACGAGAAAAGGAATCCAAACTTAGAGACAGTAGTTGGGCGCAGAAAATGGCCTACACCGGTAAGAAGAGATTACAAAGATACTGGAACAAAGGAGTCAATGACCAAAGCCAGGGACAACAGACAATCTCCTGGGATAGCGTTACTGATTGGAGCGGAGACTGGTGGGAAACTGAACCCAACGTGGGTAGAGTGGCTGATGGGGTGGCCGATAGGGTGGACAGACTTAAAGCCATTGGAAATGGACAAGTCCCACTTTGTGCAGCAACAGCATGGAGAGTTTTAAGTGAGTCATTATGAAGCAATGAAACTACTGGACAAGGTGCGTGAAGGCGTACCTTATCCACTACACCTGATAAACAAAGCATTGGAACTGACTGGTGACTTACAGCAGACGTAATGTCGAAAGTCCAAGCGATAGAGTAATTCTCGATAGGTGATACAATTATGCAACAGCTACCTTTAGCGGGGGAAAAGGCGATTCATCACCGCCCTGCTGTTAACTTTTAGTGATGCTTCCACCAATGATGAGGTGCGACATGATAAATCAAAATATTCTTAAGCAAAATCTGTCTTATGACCATGAGACGGGTGAATTTATGTGGATTGTTAACAGAGGTCCTGCAAGAAAATTTGCTTATGCAGGCTCAAATCATAAAAGTGGATACTTGCATATATATTTATTTGGCAAGCATTATTTATGTCATAGATTGGCTTGGCTTTATGTTTATGGTGATTGGCCATCAAATTATATTGACCATATAAATGGAAATAAAAAAGACAATTCTATAAAAAATTTACGAGATGTCGATTGCGCCATGAATCAGCAAAATCAAAAAAAACCTCCAACAACAAACAAATCTGGTTTTGTTGGTGCGCATTGGGACAAAAGAAAAAATAAATGGATTTCACAAATATCTGTTAACAATAAAAAAATACATCTTGGTAATTTTGATTCTAAAGAAAATGCTGCATTAGCTTATAAAAAAGCAAAAGAAGAATTGCATTTAGGATATGTAAATGAGTTATAGCAGAAGAACAATAGAAAACCAAGGTGATAGAAAAATCATTGAGCAGTCTGAGGCTCGGGAACTCTATCGTGCTTGGGAATCAACTAAAAACTCAAACCTGATTCGTGCAAGGCTTGAAAGAGCAGAACGAATTTATGGGACTGGCTCACGAGACAGGATTAGGTCATACATGGCACAAATGCGAGAAGGAACACTTGAATGACATTCATGGTCACATTTAAAGTTGAAGGCAACCCTGTTGGTAAACAAAGAGCAAGGTATGCCAAGCGTGGAAACTTTGTCCAAACTTACACACCTGAGAAAACCAGAACTTACGAATCTTTGATTAAAGACTCAGCAAAGCAAGCAATGGGGTCTTCCGAGCCTTTAGAGACCCCTGTAAGCCTTTATTTATACATTCGAGTGCCAATCCCTGCATCTGCTACAAAAAAGCGTTTGGAGGCCATTGCCAAAGGTGATGAAAAACCAATAAAGAAACCTGATGCTTCCAATATTTTGAAAAGCATAGAAGACGGAATGAATGGTGTTGTTTATAAGGATGATTCTCAGATTGTGAATATCCATGTGACTAAGGTTTACTCAAGTCAAGCTGGTGTTGATATTTGCGTCAAGGAGTGTCTTGAATGAAAGCACCTTATAAAGCCATTGAGTACATCATTGAAAATTCATGCAAATATGCGGAAGCTAAAGCACAAAGAATCTACCTTGAGGAGTTCCGCAAAACTAAAAAGGCTTTGCTAATGAAAGATGCAATGGCTAAAGGGATAGATTCTGCTGTTGCTCAAGAGCGTGAAGCCTATGCCCATTACGAATACGCTGACCTGCTCAAAGGTTTGATGATTGCAATTGAGAAAGAAGAAACTTTGAAGTGGATGCTTGTTGCTGCCCAGATGAAAGCTGACATTTGGAGAAGTGAGCAAGCTAGTGAGCGTCTTGGCGTAAAAACAACAGAATAAAAATATTTGCAGAATTCAACAAAATGTTGATACAATGCACTCAGCCCAAGCAATTCGCAAGGGTACTTTTAAGGATTAAGCAATGAAATACGAATTTGACACAACTGTTGGTGAAGGCTCTGTAGTAGTTACTGTTGTCATGGAATACGACACAGATTCAGAAGGCATTTATGGCGAGAACATTGAAGACATTATTTACGAGAAAGTAAGTGTGCTTGGTCTGTTCTCTGCTGAACAATACAAAGAACTTGAGATTGAAGGCTGTATGCGTTTGTCTAAGCACATCTTGGATGAAGCAGACCACTCTGCATCTGTTGAATACGACATGAGGGATGTATGAACATCACAATCTACACAAAATCTGGCTGCCCTAATTGCGTGACAGCCAAGAATCTACTCAAAACTTTGAATCTTGAATACAAAGAGATAGACATTGAGACTGGCGACAGGTTTGCCAACTTTGTTGCGAACTATCCAGAAGCTAGACAAATGCCACAGATATTCATTGGTGACCAAAGAGTAGGTGGTTTGGCAGGGTTACAGGCTGCTTTAAAGAAGATGTGCCCACCCTGTAATGGAAGATGTAACCAAGGCAGAGATTGCCCAGCGAGGAACAAATGACCAAGGATACTGCATTACGCCTTGCATTGGAGGCGTTGGAAACAAGTATGTATCCACAGCAAAAGCAACTGCAAGCAATCACCGCCATTAAAGCCGCACTAGAAGCGAAGGATGAGCCTGTCAATGATGAATTGCGCAGACTGCATGACCTACTCGGCAAAGCCAATGCACTGGCCCGTATCCGTGCCGCTGAAATCGAATCCATGAAAGC